TTCCTGTATCTTTAATATAAGAATCTGAAAAGGCATCGTGATAAATTTCTAAATCTCCTCCTGTTCCATAAATACTTTTTACACTATCTCCATGATTTGTTGCACCTGTCATCGTACCACCTGCTAAAGGTAAGAACGAGCCACCACTTCCTGTGATAGAGCCTGTGACTTCTAAATCTCCTGTAACCTTTGACCCTGCTGCAACTGTTTCAAATCTTTTAACATTATTAAAATACAATTCAACTGCTCCATTTTTTATAAATTTCGCCATTACCTCATTATCTGTTAATGTTGAGATATGTATTTCTCCATCAGACCTAATTTCTATTTGAGGTGAACCACCTTCGCCATCTATGTAACTCCTTGACCCATCTGAATAAATAGCTAAATCATTTCCTGCTCCATAATATGCTTTTTTATTATCTGCTAAACTTAAATTTCCTGTAATTGTAACATTGCCTGTTAATGTAGGATTAGTTGGTATTCCAATTTGTAATTGTTGACCACTTGCTGCAGTTTCTATTTCATTCGCTGTGCCTATGATAGCCAAAGATTGAGAATCTAAATCAACTGCTCCTGAACTTGTTCCATCTGTAAAATCTAAATCTTGTGCTGTAACATGAGTATCTACATAATCTTTTACTGCTGCACTTGTTGGAATTGTAGTGTCATTATCAAAATTTGAAATTCCATTTGCTTGAGTTACAAATTGTGTTATTGTAACCCCTGTTCCTGTATCTTTTAAAGACCCCCATTCTAAAATGGCAGTAGCTTTAAAATCCCCTGCTGTATTAACATACAGACCTGTATTATTCCCTGACCCATCTGTTAGTTGTTTAAGGGTTGCAGTAATAGCAGCATTATCAGTTGTCTTGATAAGACCTGCATAAGTGTCTGATATTCTTGTATTATATAGTGTCGCCATCTTTTTCTGTTTTAATTTCTTCTATTTTTTTTAAAAATAATTTTAATTTTTTTAAATTTTTTTCCTTTGGTTTTGCTTCCCATGTGCTTCCTTTATAACTCATAAAACCCACCCATTAAATGTCGCATCTTGAGAAGGGTATATGTCATCATTAGAATTTGAAACATATTTAGGAAAAGCACTTTGGTTAAAAGCCATGTAATCTATAAATCTTCTAGAATACCATTCAGCATTTGTTCTTGCTTTTTCAACTAAATAATCCACCTCGTTTTTACTTACTGTTTCACTTGTCTCGCTAATGTGACGATATACTCCACCATTACGAATTTGATATGCTGCGAAAGGGATATATTCCACTTGAGCAAACCATATCAACATGGGCTGAATATATTCTGTCAATAATGTTTTATACTTAGCATTTCCCACATTATCTATAGTTGGCATTAAGCCTATTAATTCATCATATAATTCTGTTCCCATGTAATTCTGAATGTGAATTTCTTGGGCGATTTTTATGAACTGTATGAACTTGTTTGTATCTACATTTCCATCAAGAATACTATTCCTTACTAAATCTGTTCTATTTATAAATAACTGTGTTGCCATAATTTTATTTTGGATATGCCCCTCGTAGTGGCAATTGTTTGTCAGTTGCTATTTCACTTTCTCTTGTTCCTCTTGGGTTTTTAATATAACTACTAGGAATGCTAGGAACTCGTTTATAGTTTTCTAGATTTTCACTTTCATATTTTCCCTTTTTCAATCCAAATAACACTCTCTCCCAAACATGCTGACAGTAGATTCCACCTTTTAATTTAAAAATATCATAAGGCATATCTTTTTTGTGTCTAAATTTTGCGTTTACTTTAACTGTGCTGTCTTTTGACCCCCACGATGCTGCATCTATATCTTCTATTCTCCATACTAAGCCTTTTCTTCTATTGCCTGATAATTGCATCATTCTTTTACAAAATTCCCTAGAATCTGAACTGGTTGAATAGCCTTGTCCATTAGCGTATCTGTAACGAATTTTATACCTACCATTTTTGCTATCTAAATAACTAAAGGCACTCCCATCTCTTACACTACCTACATTGTCTTTTGTAGCTTGTTTTAATCCAACAGCTTCTTTTATTTTACTCAAAGTAGATTTTTTTTCAGGCATTAAATAATTTGCATAATCTTCAGCACTAATATCATCTGCAGGTAAGACTGCAATTTCCTTATATTCTTCATCTATTGGTCTTCCTGTTTCAGCTAAGCTGCCTACAATTTCATCAACCTCAACTTTAGTTAATTTAACATTATTAAACTCGTACCCTGTTTCTTCCTCAATATCTTCTTCATCTTGAACTTTAGAATCAACCTCTGTAAACTCTAATGGTTGTAAGGTTGTAAAATAGAGGTTTAAGGCAATGTCATTATAAGCCAATAAGTGGTCAAAACAATCTATCAATAGTTCTTGAAATGGTCTAATAACAGTATTATCCATTAACAAACTGGCTGTTTTAATTTCTTCTGCATTATTACCTAATCCTGATTGGTCTTTAATACCTAAAAGCATTGGGCTGACAATCCTATGTGCCACCATTATTTTTTTTGTGCTTTCTTCTGAGAGAAATTGATACTGTTGGTGGGCATCACTTAGCTGAACTGGTGTTATATCTGCTGCAGCTTCTTTATTATCATTAAATGCTAATATGAATTTCCCTGCATTACTTGAGCCTGAGAATTTTTGGGCTATCCTTTGTTCTAATAATTGCCTTTCTTCTTGATTAGGAGTACCATTGTTGAAGTTGATAAGCATGCTAGGAGCAAGCCCATTCATGATATTATTGAGGTGGTAATTACTAATTTCTTCTTCCAGTTCAGCGTATTGTAATCCCCCCTGATAATCAACAGGTGCATAATAATAAAACCCTGCTTTATAAGGTTTAATATAATATATCTCTATAGGCTCTTTTGACATACCATAAGCAGGTATTCTCTTTGGCACTTCATTTGGTTTTAACTTACTCCAATCTTTATAATAATAGTATGCAGGGATTTCCCCTTTTTCATTTGCCTTTGCAGCCCTTAATGTTTCTACTGGGATATGTTCTAGCTTTGCTATCTTAGTTCTGCCCTTATTATAAATAACCTGAACAGAGCATTGCCCCATTAATTTTAAATCATAACATAATTTTCTAACAACATCCTTTTTAAACAGGCTTACCATTTGGGCGTATTCATTAGGTTTTCTCGCACTATCTGTAGCGTTCAATCCTTTTCCATAGATAGCCTGTGATATGCCATTAATCGCAGCGTTATTAGTTGGAGAACCATTGTATCTGTCTATCAAGAATTGAAAATAGTCATTATTAGCCCCATAGTCAACCCAATCTCTATTGTTTACCTCAACTATATCAGGGCTTGTATAAGTGCTTAAATTAACAAAACTATATTCAGATGAATGTCTGATAAATTGTCCTTTTTTATTTCTTTTTAAATTTTTTCTCATGATGCTACAATATACTCATTATTATATGTATCTGTGGTTACAAATTGACCTTTATTCATGTCATAAAAATCGCCATTTTTTTGGTCTACTAATTGGTCAGTACAGAAAACCCTATCCCTATAAAACACATTTTTAAAATTACTACTATCGTTCCATAACTCATTAAAATTTTCCCACAGGCTATAATTTGTATTCCAAAAAGCATAGTCAGAAAATAACTCAATGTTATAAAAATGATTAATAACTAACACAGGATTAAATGCCTGTGACCAAGTTAAATAATTTCCTGATGTTGAAGCAGTTGTTATTTGCACTTCTGTTGCTACATTAGTAGAATCATCTTCATACGAGAATGTAAACTCGCTTACATACTCTCTAGGTATTACTTTTAAAGTTTGTGGCGTGGTCGTGTTAAGTACAATCATACTTATATAACGAAATAAAAAGATTAATTTGTAGAAATAAAAAAAGCACCCATTTAGAGTGCTTCTTTTTTAGATTAATTAGAATGATTTTCTAATTTGGTGTGATTTGGGTTGCGTTAGCTGATACAACTCCTGCATCTACGAAATATGGTGCAGTTTCTTCTAAGCCTTCCATCACTAGCGTGAATCCACTCAGGTCACCTGCTGCTGCTCCAGTTACAATTGTCCCACCTGTAACTTCCATTCCATTTTCATAGCCACAAAGGAATTGATTACCATAATAATCTTCAACTACTACTACAGGTCTTGCTACTGCAATTAGCTGTAATTCGTTTTTAGTAAGATTATCTAAATATGTTAATGTTAAATTTAGTGTTTGTGTATAAAAAGTCGTTCCATTATCTCTAGAACTTGTAATTGTTGTCTCTAATGAAGAATTTCCTTTCAAATCAAATTTAAACCAATCAGGGGAAGCAGCAAAAGCAGATATTGTTTGGTCTGCATCAACTGTAGCTGATACAGGAAAGTCTGCTAAATATACTGTCTTGATTCCTCCGAATGCTGATTTACATGGTACTTTTCTCCCAGTCGTTAGTGCACATGCCATAATTTTATATATTTTATTTAAAAAAAAAGGTAAGTAAGTTTAAGCCCACTTACCCTATTTTCTTGGTTAATTAATTTTTAAGAATAGTAAACTAAGTCCTCAGAAATTCCATACTGAACACCTGCTGTAAATCTCATTACAAATCTACAATTCTGGCTGCCATCAATATCTTGCATGTCTATCACTTTGACTTCATTCAAATTATTGAGAAGTCCAGTTCCGAAATACAGATTGCTTCTTTGTGCAGCGAACATTTTGTTTGCAGAGAGACCTGGACATACAAATATTTTCACTCCATTAACTGTAAGTGAGCCATTGTTCCACCATTGTGTTCCCTGTGCGTTTATACCATTTGCCCCTAAGCCATTTGCTGCGAAACCACCTAAAGCTTCCACATAATATTTAGCTGTTGCACTTGGTATGTAAATGAATAAATCTTCTTTGCCATAAAGTGCTGTTGGAATGGCTTGAACAACTTTTGAAAGTTCTGCTATTACATTTCCTGCATTAATTCCACCACCTACAGCAGCTATGTCCTGAGCTGCAGGTATATTCCCATCAGCAGTCATTAGCGTTTCAAAACCATCATACTCGCCTGCGTTTGCTGCAACACCAGTAAATATAGTTTGTTCTGTTTTTTGAGCAACTTGGTTTGCTACATGAGCAACCAAAAAGTCGCTGAATTTTGGTGGCAAAGTTTGCCCTAATCCATATCCCATTGATTGAGCCTCCCAATCATTGATGAAATCTTTCTTACAAAGTTGTAGATTCACTTGTAGTTCAGTGGGTTGGATTATCCTTTCAGTTAATGTTACGCTAGAATTAGGATTAAAGTCACAGCTTGCATCTGAAACTACTGCTCCTGTATCTAATCTTTTAATCACTTCTTTATAAGCGATATTTGGTTTTACAGTAAGCCCCCCATCATCAATAGTTGATGCTGAGAACAATGCTGCAGCGATATACTCCCCTGCAAATTCTCCACTATATGTAGTCGTTACATTGGTTGCAGTCGCTAATTCAATTTTTCTATTATTCATTTTTCTAATTTTTAATTTATTTTACTATTATGATTCAAATGCCCATATTCCTTGAGAGCCACAAATTGCCCATTCAGTAGAAGATATTGCTGTTAATTCTACCCAATCTCCATAAATTGAAGTTCCTGCAGTATTAATTATATCTTTATCTAGTGCTCCTGCTCCTGAACTCGCTGCTGTAACAACTGAAGCAGCTAATGTAAATGCTCCAACAATTTTATTATCAGCATGTGGCGATACTGTTACGCCATGTGTTCCTGCTGTTCCTGTATTTCTAAATCTGTAAGTTAGCCCTACATAATTAGCATTTAATTCAGGTAGTGTGTGTGTATGTGAGCCACCACTTGAATTTTGGTCTTTACCTGCATCTGAAACTGAAATAGCTTTATTAGCTGTTAAAGCTTCTTGTGTAGGTCTGTTTCTTTGTACATCGTTTGATGAATATTTGTATGTAGCCATTTTTTAATATTTAATTTATTGTTTATTTAATTTTTTTAAAACTCTATCAAAAGTAGTGTTGAAATTACCTTTAGCGTAAACCCTTTGTTTTACTTCGTTGAAACTTGCTTCAGGGCTATGTTTAATTGGCTCTACTGCAGCTTCAGATAATTCTTCTTTTGCAAATTCTTCTTTTACTGTGCGTGATTTTAATTTCTTTTCTTCTTCTTCATCACCACCTTTTGTTTCTCCTATTCTTGATTTAATATCAGCAATAGCATCTTCTAAATTTTTAATTCTTTTTTCCATTCCCTGCCAGTCATCTACTGCAGCTTCTTTTCCATCATCTCTGCTTTCATCTCCTTCTTCTAAATCTTCTGTTTCATCTTCTTTTTCTGCATCTTCTTTAGCAGGTACGCCATCAGATGGGTCTCTAAAGTCAGCAATAATTCCTTCTTCTTTAACAACAAGCAATTTGCCATCTTCCAATATATATTCTCCTACTGGAAGTGCTACTCTCTCATCATCAGTTTTTATAAAAATTTCTTTTCCTTTTTCAAAGCTCTCAGCTTCTACTACAGTTCCATTTTCCAACTTTTGTTCTTCAAGTTTCACATCCATATTTAGAAGCGTTTTAATTTTATTAAGCATTTCTTGATTTTTCATAATATTAGTATAACGATTTAATTTTTAAATTTTGTATTTTTAACTTATTTTGGTTACTACACCAATCCCCTGATTCATAATGTCCTGATTACAGCACTCCCTAGAATAGGTTAATTTATTTTTGCATAAACATGCTCTAGTTGACCCTCTTGGGCTGCTTCTAGCAGGTATATAATTACTAATTTTCCTATTCATAATCTATTACCAATAAATCTGGTCAAAAAATCCCGCTCTTGCATCTACAGTAAACAGCTTATCACTTAAGGAGTCTGCTTTTTTGTATGCCCCTATTGCTTCAGGTTTAATCCCTAATTCTTTTGCTGCACTGTCTGCTTTGTTAATAAGGTCACTAACATTGCTCCACACCTCATCAGTATTTTTTTCAATTTTTTCCCCTGATTCTTGAAGTTTATTCCTTTGGGTTTCTGCTTTTTTAACTTGTTTCAAAACTTCTTTGGCAAATGAATTGTAGGTTTTAGTTGCAGCATTCCATTCCTTTTCTGATTGTACAGCTTTTTCTAATTTTCCCATAGATGCATCTAATTCACTTGCAATAGATAATTCAACTTTTGCTAATTCTGTTTTATCTTTAGGGAGTTTACTAACTATTTTATTAAATTTTTCAGGTGTAATCATGATTGTAATATTTCTTTTATTTGATTAATTAATTTTTGGTCAGCAGATAAACCTACTGAATCTTTAGGGGCTTCCATTTTGTCAGCAAAGTAACCCTCAATTGAAAATCCTTTTACCTTACCTGTCTTGACATAATCTTTCCACACCTCATCATTGTTCACTTTGACAGACCCCATCCAAGTTCCAACTGGAACATTTAAACCATATTTTCTAGATTTATCAAATTTAGTATCTTCCACTATCCAACTTTCTACTAAAGTTAATCCACTTAATTCGTGTTGGTGTTCTAGTGTTGAGTTATTCTGATTTCCATTTTTTAAATAAAGTTGCGATGCTTTCTCTACAGTATCTTTTGAAAAATAAATATAGTAATCATCTTGGTTTTCAGAATTTCTGAAAATAGGCTTATTGGGAATAAGTAATGCTCCCATTAATATTTTTTTCTCTTTGTTTACTTCTGCTAATTTAATCTCATCAGCTTTTAGTGCCACAAAGTCTGCTTCAATAGCAGGAGATTCTACGATAGAAATTGCTTCAATTCCTGCCATTTCTTGGTCTTCGTCAAGAACTAATTCTACTATTCTCATAATGTTATAACGATTTTAAATTTGTTTTTTGTATTTATAAACTTGCTCCATCAATTATGTTTCTATCTAGGCTTTGTGCTGTGGTTACATCACTTGCCACTACATAGGTTTGTATGGGTGTTTGGTTTTGTTGCCCTATGGCATCTGCTATTTGATTAAAGCCTGAGCCACCAACAGAACTTAAGTCAGGTGGAACAGATGCTGCTGCACCTACAGCAGTAGGGGCTTGTATATCGCCACCCACACTAGGCACACCACCACCAACACTAGATGCTGCTCCTTTAGCTTGTTTAACTGCTGATTTAATTGCACCAATTATGCCTACTGCCTGTGCAACATATCCTATTATTAAAGGTATGTTAGCAGGGAAAGGGGCTGCTGCTGATGTTTTAGCCACACCTGCTGCACTATCTGCTGCACCCTCTGTGCCTTTTAAAGTAGCTTTTACAACAGTTTGCTTAGCAGTAAATAAAGTGGCTTTCATTTCCATTATCATTTCTTTTAATGCCAATGCTTGCTTTGCTAATAATATAGCTTTTCCTAATTTACTTTCTGCACCTGCTATAGCCACTAGGTCATTAAAGGTTTTTTCTTTGTCTGCTCTTTTCTTTTCTTCCAAAGCTGCTTCTGCTTCTGCAATTTCTGTTTTCCTTTCTAGATTTGTTCTTTCTGATTCAGCATTAAATTCATCTAAAGCAATTTGTGCATCTACCTTTGCCTGTGTACCCTCATTAGCTTCATCTAATATCCTTTGTAATCTAGCTTGTTGTAAGGTTTGTTCTTGAGCATCTATTTCTTGCATAGCAAGTAGCCTAGCTTTATCATCTTCAATTTGCTCAGCAATTAACCTTTTCTTTTCTATTCCTAAATTGGCTTCACTTTCTAATTTAGAATTTGTCAACTCAATTTTTTCTTTATCAAGTGCCAAGTCATTTGCTTTAAATTCTGATTCAAAACCTGCAACAGTTGCCTTAACTGCAGCGTATTCATTTTCAGCTTCTATTAATTGCCTTTTAAATTCAACATTATCTTTGTCCTTTGCTAATTGTGCGTTGGCAGCATCAATAGCAATTTGAGCATTCGCTAACATTAATTTTTGTTGTTTTTGTAAATTATCCCTTAAATCATTATTAGCTTTTATCCTATCATCAATGCTGTTTCTTTCTTCATCTCTTACTTGTCTTAATTTTTCGTTTTGAAAATCAAATTGTTCTAGTAAACCCTGATTTTTTGCAGCAGCTAGTTCAGCACTATTTGCCAACTCAACATTTGCTGCAGCAGTTTTTAAAACTTGTTTACCATATTCAGTAACTGTTTTAGCCACCTCATCAAAGCTATCATCAACACCTGTAAACACATCTACTGTTTGTTTGCCTGCTTCTTTGACATCTTCCATTGCACCTGAGAAATCGCCTGAAAAAACCTTTTTAATTGCACTACCTAAATAACCTAAAACCTCTAATGCTTGATTAAATCTGTCTATAATGCCCTGCTTGATACTTAGGGAAAATTCTTTTAATGTTCCTACTGGGTCTTTAAACATAGCGTCCATAAAGTTTTTAACAGTACCTATGTTATTTAATAAAAAATTAACTAAATCTGTAAACACTATAGAAACAGCTTCTGTAGCAATTGAAAACAAATCAACTACTTTCTGATTCTGACTTAAAACCTCGCCAAACTTTTGGAATATTTTAACAGCTAATGCCACAATTCCTGCACCACCAAAAATAGCAAAAGCACCTTTTAATATTTTTCCAAATTTACTTCCTGATTTGCCCCCATCATCTGCTCCTTTTTTTATAGCATCAAAAGCCTCATTTGTCATTTTATTTTGTTCTGATAAATTTTTATTTAATTCAACAAACTGCTGATTAAGTTTATCCATACTTTTATCAGCCTGTGCAGTATCTGTATTAAGTTTTAAATCTATTGTTTCCATTTTATTTCATTTTTAAATTGTTTCCACCCCTCTTTGATTGTAGTAGGTAGTTTATTCTTACCCTGTGCAATCTGAATATTTTTTGTTTCGCCCTCAGCTATTTTTAAAGCTGCTAATATTATTTTTATCATGTTACTACATTTAATAATTCAATTGTACTTTTGCCATTAATTAAATCTGTCTTTAAAGAGTTAATAATATATTCCTGAGTACCTATACTTATCCTGTCGTTTAATTCCAAATTGTAAATAATTTTTAAAGGCAAATAGGCTGTTACTTTTGTTAATCTTCTTGAGTTATTGAAAACATGCGTTATATAAGTTTCGTAGTATTTTTTAAATAAGGTATCAGTAAACAAAAAATTCCCTGTGTATTCATTTTCTTCATTTTGGAAATTAATATTATCTTTTGTTGCAGGGTTTACAGATAAACTATTCATTGGAATTATATAGCTTATTAATTGTGATTTTGTTCCATTATCATTTCCAAAAGAAAGTGATGTTCCTGATTGTTTATATCCATAAAATACTAAAGGCATTCCAATTGTGGCTTCTCTATTTTCATTTACAGACCACCCCCATTGTATAGATTTTGAAGCCCCCCCATTTACATCTTTTAATCTTTGATATTGCATGTGTTCAAAAGGCAATTCAACTGCATAGCTTTCCATTGGTGCATCATAGTGGGCGTTATCTAAAGAGTAGTTTATACTTCCCCATCCTGAACTTTCTAGCTGACCATATTGTGCAGATAAAAATGTTTTTAATCCTTTAAATTGAAATCCTATTTCTTTAAAAGGCAAAGCTACATTTACTTCCTTTTTGCTTATATCTATATATTCATCAATTGCCCATGCTGTTGTTCCTGCTACTACACCTCGCCCTGCTGCATAATAGCTGTCTAAAGTTTTAACAACTATAGTTCCTGTTGTATCTACATAAGCAGTCAAGTTGAACATTTTAAACAATCCAGTAAGGAAATCTATTATCTTCATTTTTGGAATCTGTTGAGTAATTACAAATTCAAATGTGGTGTTAGTGATAAATGTAGATGTTGACCTCCATTGGTCAGTCCAACCCCCAATAACTTCTCCACCTAAATAACCTGCAATTTCCCATCTAATGTTTCCACTACTAAAAGTCAAAGAGGTTTCAGACCCCACAAAAACAGTAAATGTTCCTGAGGTTAATGTAAAATCAGATTCTGAATAAACTTTGTTTCCTGATACATTTGGGTCAGACCAATATAAAGTTCCATTTCTATAAACCTGCACATTGTAAACTGTGCTTAAATTGCTAGGTAAAAAACTCAATGAAAAAGATATTATCGCAGCAGGGTAAGTGACCAAATCACCTGTAATTATTATTCCCCCATTTAATGTGCTTGTTTCAGGGCTAGGTGTGCTGTATGCACTAAATCCTAATACTTGTCTATATACCAAAGCCACTTGCTGAGCAGGCTCTACATCTCCTTTTTTTCTATGTAACCACATATACAAATTATAAAATGGTGCATTACTGGTGCTAAAGAAATCAGTTGAGAAATTTATATCACTATATTTAGTTTCTATTGCTTGTATTATTTCATATAATCTTATAGCAAATTTTAACTGCTTCCAATTTACTTGGTTGGCAGAACTTGAATTGACCCAATGCACATTTCCATTTCCTGCTGTTCCTGAATCATAATACAGTTGGTCTGTGTGTGTTATTAGTGGAGTAATTAACGCATCTAAATTTCCTGCTAAATTAGTCCTAATATTTGTGTCTGTATAATCTAAGGTTTCTGTATTTAAACCATCTAAATCTTGCAACAAATCATCTTCTAATATATTTTTGAGGTTTATTGTTTCGCCAAAAAAAGCAACCTTATAAGCATACACTTTATTCTTTTTCAACTCAACACCCTGCAGCCTTATAAATCCTTGCTTAAAAGCTATGTTATTAAGTTCAATCTTTGCTTTTACCTTACTCCTAGCATCAAAAGAATTAACTGATATATCAAAATTATAATAATGTCTAAAGAGTATGTTGTTCGTTTTTGATGCAGGTAGTGTAAATGTCTTTGTAAACTCAGTAAATATTTTGGCAATATCCTTGACATTTTGAATGCTTTGAGTAATAGAAACTGATTCATCTTTAAATAAATCAACCCTTTGATAAGTAGGGGTTGCTGCTAGTGGAGTGCTGTCTATATATAATTGTAGCTTTTGCATTATCTAACATTTTGAATATAGTCATAACTCATTTTAAAGCTAAATGTAAAATTGATTAATCTATCGCTGACTTGTGTTTTATAAGTCAATTCACTATTTGTAATATTAACTGGAACTGCAGTAAATGTATTTGTGCTAAATGGTTTAATATAAGCCCACACATAGTCGCTTAATAATAATTCAGTATAAACCTCATTATAAAATTCAGGAACATAATCAGAATTTACTGTTAATAATTCATTGCCTGATACATTAAAGTTTTGAATGGTATGTTTATTGATTGAATAAGTGCCATCTTTATTTATAATATTACTTTGGTAATCTTCTCTTTTCGCATTTATTTTTGTTACGCTTTTTAGAGTAAAATATTCCCTTTGTATTGCACCCCATTTATTTACAAAATCAATATAAACCACATCAAATTTATTACAGCCAAACCTTTCAATATTAATAGTCGTGCTGCCTATTATAAGTGATGATGCACTTACACCTGATGATGAATATAATGTTTGTGTTCCTGTGTTGTTTAAATAAGGGATTGTTACTGCTGTATTTGAGGGGGCATATACTGTATAAGTTTTTACTCCTGCGTTTGTTTGCGTGTAATTAGAAATTAAAATTGCATCATTTGGAATATCATCATTAGCCCCATCCATAAAATTACTATATCCATCAACGCCATATTGCGTTACAGCACCACCACCAGTTATGCCTGTAGTAACTTCTGAGCCACCACCACCTGCAGCATCGTAATATTTTATGTCTGTTAGTATAACCATATTTGTAATAGGGCTATAGCCTGAGTAACTTCCAGTCCATGTGATACTGACATAATCCCTGCACAATTCAGCATATTCAAAAAGGTTTTTTTGGTCTGCTACTGAATCTTTTATAAGTGTATAGGCTAATGTTCCATTTATTGTAATAGTCATTTTGATTGATAAATGTGTTGCTGAGCAGTAGGAATGTCTGCTTCTTGAACTTCTTAAAAATATTGCTCCCATTGTCTTATTGTTTTATGCCTAATATTAATTGTCTTTCCACATCTATTTTAAATGCTTCTAACAATTCGCTAGGTAGTTTTTTAAATTCTTTTCTAAATGCTTTTGAGAAAAATTGAGTAGGTGCAAGCCCCTGAGCAAATATTCTTTTTTGCAGCCAAAACCCTATTGTCCTGTAATTGCCTTTTCTAAATTTCCCTTCTTTATCTCTAAATCTTACATTCTTTTTTTTTGCCCATTCCATTAAAGGTTGCATTGGTGGCATTTTTGATTTATAAGAAAACTTATTTTTAATTCCATTTGCACCAGTAAAGACAGAATTAGTGGCTCTGCCTTTTTGCTTGCCTGTATATTTTTTGGATACCCTTTTCCTTTTGCCATTTTCCCATTTATAAGTCCATGTAGTCGCTAGGCTAGGCTTTGCACCCCACACCCCTGCATCTTGGAAAGCCCCATAATCTTGCATTATGAAATCTAAAAGAAAAGCGTTTTGTTCTACTGTTAAATCTTTCTTTAAAGTATTATATAAACTTCCCCCATCCATTTTATTTTTTTTGAGGTTTACCTTTGCTGAAACAATTACTGCATCGCCAAACTTTTCTAATGCTTCTTTTACCTCTGAAAATTCCATTAGCAAATAGTTATATCATTATAAATTACAACATCAAAAGTTGCAGTCCACCCTGCCAACTCATTTTCAAATCTATCATAAAATGGCTCTAAACTAGCATCGCCTGATAATTGATATTTGTCTCTATGCAAATCTCCTTTTCTTAAAGTCATTATTAGCTTATTTAAAACAGCTAATTGGGTGTTTAATATATCCTGCTCATTATTATTGCCCTCAAATATGTGCGTGGTTTCTAACTTGCTTCTACTTACTATATCCATAGCTAAAACAGACAAACTAAAGGTTAATGTTTGTTCTGTGTCTGTCACACTATCTATAATAATGTGGCACAATGGGAATATGTTTTGTTTTTGTAAATTAACATTGCTTAAATTGCCTGTGGTTACTGTGTTGACATCAACATTATCTAATAAAGCATTTTTAATAGTTTCTGTTAATTGGTAAAAACCCCTTATTCCTTGATTGCTCATCTTTTAATCTTATTTTTAATTTTATTAGCTTCTAACTCGTTTTTTTCTTTCATAAATTCTAAAACCATAAAACATTCGTGTGCAGTTAATTTAGTGATATTTTTAAATCTTCTAATATCCCCTTTAGCGAGTGTGAAAATTGCTTGATACCATCCCCATTTAGCATTGAATCCTGCACTAAGTGAGGTGGTGCTTTCGTTAGTTCCTTCGCCAAATAGCGATTCATAACTACTGACAAGTCTTTCCCTAAATGATAGAAAAAAAAAACTGAGGATATAACTGCATCTAAGGGCATTTCAAGCAGCCTGTCCTTAGCATCTAAATTATATGGCTTGATAGTATATCTATCGCCTTTGCGTGTGTCTATGGGTCTATAAAGCACATTCATTGCTGTGTGTATGTTTTCCCAATCCCCTAAGTAAGTGTCTAAGTCAATATATTCCCCAAAACTTATTTCATCTAGTTCAGGGATAAAACCATACTCAACACCATTCAATTTAAACTGCGTAACTAATGGGGGCTTTTCTGTAAACATTTTAGCCAATATGCCAGTAACTCTATCAGCATCAGCAAACTTTATTTTTAATACATCTTCATGGCTAACCTCACAAAATATTTCAATCATTTTAATTTGCAAAAACCTTTCATCTGCATCATCTTTATTTAGTTTTACAAACTTTTGATACTTTTTTAAAGTAATTTCTGATAATTTATTGGGTATGTGTAAGCGTGCTTTCATAATGTTATATATATATAACGAAAGTTACGCACAATTTTTCTAAAAAAAAAAGGGGCAAACATCCTTAGACATTTAAACCCCTCTCCAAACAAAAAATTATTCTAGGAATAATTATCTATATCTTCCTGCATAGCATCTGATATACTTTCTAATATTGCTTCAGATAAAATTTCTTGGCAATCTATTTCGCTTTTAAAATGTGTTTCTGTTCCATCTTCTGCAGTATGGCTAACAAGTAAAATTTGGTCATACTCAAGATAGTCAGGGTCATCAGGCTGCAACCAACCATCGCCCCTCATACCTTTTTCATAAGTATAGTTAACCTCAAAAACAAACTCATCTATTTCTTTTATAAAACTACAATCCATTTTGTTCTTTTATTTCTTTTAATTTTAATAAGGCTTGATTCTTTTTATACCTATAATCAGAAACTGCCATTTTATTATTTTGTAAATCCTCCTGTATTCTAATCACATAAAGAGTAATTTCAATTAATGCCTTAGCCAGTTTTTGAAGGTCAGGATTATTTGGTTTTAAATCAGTCCATTTCTTCACTAGCCCTGTGCATAATAGCATATTGCTATAATACTTTAAATCATGTAAGTTTTGAATTTTATCCATTTAGTTTTTGCAGTTTAGCATTAGCTTCTTCAATAGTATCATAAAAAAATTCCTCTCCATTATCATAATTACTTACTATGTAATCTACGCTTTGCCCAAAAGCAGATGCAATGCTTATTCCATTCTCTAAGGCGATATAAACATAACCACTATTCTCATTAAATCCAACTTGATGAATTTCCTCTAGGGCTGAATGTTTATAATATGCTTTCCAAACTTTTGCCAATCCTTTGGCTTCTAAGTATGCAGGGTTTTCTAAATTATACATTTCCATATTACTGAATGTTTTGTAAAATATCTTTTGCCACACAAATTTTGTTATACAATTCTTTGTGTTTACTAACATCTGAACAATAGTACAATGCCAGTTCTAGCTTTTTAATTTCGTGTTTTAAGTCGTCTGCCTGTGTTCTCATTAGATAAAATCTTTATATTTTTCTAAATCTTTATAAAACCTATCGTGTTTCTTCTCAATTACTTGTTCTAAAATATTGTAAACATCTTTTTTATGGTCTTCACATACAAGTTTGTTGTCAAAACATTTTGTTTCATTATCTAATGCAACATATAATGTTTCTAATTCTTCTTTACTTAATTTTAAATAATTCATTTTACTGTTTTTAAATTTTAGGCATTTTGATTTGTCTTTTGAGTAGGTGCTGCCATTTTACACCATTTTACTATTTATTTGATAGTTCAATTGTAATGTTTAAACTTGGTAACTCTAACCTTTAACTCGTTTTCCTTTAAGATAATTAACTTTTATTTTTAAGTGTTTTTTATCTTTTGTTATCAATTACCCTACAAACATAAGGAAAGATAAGTTATAAACAAAATATTTAATAAGTATTTTTTATTTACTCCTGTTAATGTATGGTATATTTGCCAAAATTAGGGCGTGATAATATAGAATAAGTGGCGTATCTACATGGGTCTATTATGTGATTATGCAAGTCCTCAGCTATATTTATTAGCTTACCTGACTTATCCTCTTTCCATTTATAGTTTCTAAACTCTTGAATGGCATTAGTGGATTTGCTTGTAATGTGTATTTTGTAGCGTTTTAATAAATCAATGCCTGCATTAACTGAATCCCTGCCTTTTATACTGGCGTGTATATTATGCCCCATCTTTCTTAGTTCATCAATAAGGCGTGGCTCAGCACTATCAGCATATATAGGATTTGACATTAAGTTTTCTGACCTTAAAAATTTATTAATATCATTTGTGGTCATTTGTGTTCTATATAAATGCTCGTGAATATATAAATTGTGTTCCTGCGTATATACAGACACTAAGGTAGTAGGGTCATTAGTATAGCCAAAGTCCATGCCATAAGCTATTAGCTTTGCTGCTATTGGTATTTCATTAACCTCACAATATCTAAATATAGTTCGCCTGCTAGATGCCCTTTCCCCTAATCCATAAATTTGCCAATACTGCTCATCTGTATCTCTTAATCTTTCTATTTCTAATTTAATTGCATCTTCTAAAAAGGGGTTGTCTTTGTATGTTGTTTTATAAAAAGCACAATCCTTTCTAGGTATAACTTTATCATAAATCCAATGGTACTCATCACTAGGGTTGAAATCAACAATAATTCTTTCCTGTGTTCTAAAAATAAGTTGCTGCCAATCTTCCCAGTATAACTCGTTGCCCTCATTAATAAAAAGTAAATCCCTTTTACGCCCCCTAATTTTTTGTGACTGGTCAAGTGATGTGAACTCAATTAGGTTGCCATACAAGTTGTATTCACTATTTGATTTGTTATGCAGTTCCTCTAAATATATGTGGTGGTCTCTTAATATGGATAAAAAATCCCTTAGCACAGTTGCCCTCAAACTTGGAAAGGTCTTTCTACATATAGTGATTATTTTGCCTTTGTTTCTTACGCAATACTCAAAAATGATAAACAATAATATATTATAGGTTTTCCCACTTCTAGTCCCCCCCTGCTCAACTACAATTTTAGCATCACTATTTACTAAATGTTTGTAAACAATATTAGTCTGTATCTTCTGTTTTATCAATTATCTCAATTTGAAAGTTATTTGGCATTCCATCAACACCAGTAATTTCTTGGCGTTCTATGTACCCTCTTTTCTTCCCTTTTGTCTTTAGATAAAATATTGTGGCTGCTGTGCTGCTGTTTTTTATTTGTTCATGTAAGTGGCTTTCTGCAAAGTCCAATGCAATGTTGTCAATGTCGTGTACTTGCTTAGCAAATTCCTCATCTTCGTTTAACCATTTATAAAATGTGCTTCTGTGGATTCCTACATTCCTGCAGGCTACTGTTACAATGCCTAAACTCTTTTCAAGAGCCTTCAATAAACTCTCCTTTTTTATGTGTCTACTTTTGTCTGTTTTCATAATTTTTTACAAATAAATTAAATGGGGGTTTTACGCAGCTAGATAATTCAATATAAGTTTCCTTATGTTCAGGGAATGTGTGTATTGCTAAATGGCTTTCACTTAACAAAAATAAAACTGTATATCCATAAGGCTCAAAATGTTTATCAACAATATCTAAAATTTCAAACCCACTATCTAATAATAAATTATTAAAATTTTCTTTTAATTTTTTAGGGTTTGTTTCTTTTATCCAAACAGCAAAATTATATATCTGTGCTTTCATTAATTTTAATATTTTTAAAATCCAATTTGTTATAATTTTTTTTAATCTCTTTTGGGTTGCCTTTATAAAACACTAAAACATTTTGGTGGCATTTTCCTATTTTTCTGTTGTTCATATACCTGCCCACTCTTTGTGGCAATGTGCCAATGCTTTCTACAATTATCATTTCGTTGTATAATTTAGCATTGTTTTTGGTAAATATAACCTTAACATCATCTGTAAAGCCACGATAAAAGCCATTATTAGCCCTGATGTCTCCAACCACAATAACTGCAAACCTATTTTCTTTTAAACAGCTTAAAGCTGCTGTAAATGCGTTGTCTATTATTGTTAAAAAATCCTTATATTCCTTTTGGTTACTGGCATCGTTTTTTAAATCAGAGTAAACCTCTAAATCAAAATAAGGTGGGCAACTAAATAATAAATCCTGACTATTAGCCTTTATGTGTTTTGCTACATTTTGACCATCATCACAAATGTATTTACTTTTGCTGTTTTGTAATCTATCATTATTTAAATCAGTTTGTTCCTGCCTTAACTCAATTCCTGTAAATGTATTCCCCATTGCATCGCTAACATAACCAAACACACTATCCCCTGCAAAGCAATCAAAAGTTTTGCCATTTTCTACACCAAACCATTTATTTGCTATTTCTGCCAATACTGGGTCAAGTATTGAAACGCCATTATTGATATTTGACATTAACTCACTTTCGCTTAATGTGTTTTCTCTGCTTTCCCCTTTATCATTTATTAAGTTATGCCACATTATTTTCCTATCTTTCCAATAGCCCTGCCTAGTATCTAAAATGCTAAATGGTGGCACTACAAATTTGTCTGTTAATTTGCCATGTATTTCTTTTTCTTTTTCTTCCTCAAATGGAAAAGAATCCAAACCCCAATCCTCCAGTTCTTTTATATCCCATTCATTAGCCAATATATCCCAATCCCATTCGCCAAAGCCTACATTATCTTTTATTATAAATTCCTGTTGTTGTTTAGCTGTCAGCTTATCAGCCTTTATGATATATACTTCTTTAAGCCCTACCTCTAAACATGCCTTATAACGCATATTTCCCCCCAGTATAATGTTGTCTTTATCCACTATAATGGGTCTAAGTTTTAACATTTCAGGGAAACTCTGAATGCTGCTTATAAGTTTTTTAAATTTATAATCTTTTATTATTCTTGGATTACTGGAATTGCTTTGTATTTGACGAATATCAACTTTTTCTATCATAACTATATAACGAGATTTAAATGTTTATTTTTGCCAATGCCAACTCTTTAGCATCACACCTATTCTTTCTATGGCTTCTGTTTCTTTGTTTTCAGGTATGTTAGAAATGAGGTTTGCCAGTTCCCCATCATGTTTTTTGTTTAATTTACTTTCTAATAATTTACATTTGTTTTCTAAATAATGCACCCTATCAATTTGGTCAATATTTATATCGCTAGTAAAACTAAACAGGCTTTCTATTTCCTCTAATTTTTTATTTGTCTTTTTATACATTTTATAATTCTTAACTGAATAAATGCAGGTGGCGTGATCCATATTTTTATTATTGTCATTAAAAAATTTAGCAATATATAACCACCTCATGTTTAGCTTTTTCCTTAACAAATGACACAGTAAAGACCTAAATTCTGTATGCCCTTTTTTCCTAGTATTTTCAAAAATATTTATTCCTGATTCTTTAATTATTTTATCAGCTATTTGCTGTGGTTTTAAATTCTTCATGTTCTTAATTTTAACAAGTTAAAACATTCAATATATCGCAATTTAGCTTTTCCCTTATATTCTTTTTTAAATAACTCATACATTTTTTTGGTATATTGATATTTAGTTCTGCAATTTACAAAATATTTTTCAGCAAACTTTTTTCCCTTGCCTTTGAAAAAATTTACATTGTCTGCAGTATCGCCTACTATCATTTGTTCATAAAAATTATATAAGGCTTCTGAATCGCTTATATCTAAAATAACTTTATGCTTGTAGTGGTAATTATACAATAAACATGGGAACTGTTTATAATCCTTATCTATTGAAACTATCATAACATTTTCCCTACCAAATTCATCACTTAAATTTTTCCAATACCTAGCCACTAAGTCGTCTGTTTCCATTCCAAAACAATATTTGCTATCGTAATTATCCTTAACATACTGGTGCATGGGGTGCAGCATAGGGGGCAATACTTGCTTTCTCCTGTTTGCTTTATAGCTTGTATTTAGTTGTTTACGAAAGTTGCCTTTAGAGCCATTAAAAGTTACTATTTGTTCTATGGTGTATATTTCTTCTAAATCGTTTATTATTTTCATATACTGTTCATCAAACTTATTTATACAATCTTTTATATCTGTATAAAAATTATCAGGATACAATTCGTAATTAACATCATTTTTTGAACGATAGCAGCTTGCAAATATTAAGCTGTCTGCATCTATTAGTAAAATCATTTTTCTTTTTTTATCCAATTACCCTCTAAATCTATAATTGTATAGTTATGCTCTTTTAAAAGTTTTATGGCTTTATTTATTTCGTTTACTTGTTCCCTAAAATGCGAAAATATTTCATTTTCAAAAGCATGGTGTTTGTGTGACATAATTATAATTCTTTTAATTCTTCTTTTATTGAATCCAATTTCCATTTCTGCATCTTGGCTTGTTCTTTTATAACTTGATTAATTATAAAAGGCAAATCATTAAATAATGAATCAACCTCAAAAACAATAGTTTTTCCATCCCCATATTCTATATAAAACTCTCCATCGCTACAATGTAGGCTTTCAGTATTATAAACATAAGTGTGGTTTTCTGCTGCTTGTAATCTTTCTTTTAAATCTGCAATCTGTTGTTTTAGTGTCATAATTTTCTAGGTATTTTAATTGATTTTAAATCTTCTTTTTTTATTAATGTCAAAATATCTTTACTCCCTTTTCTGTTGTAAAGTTTGTATAATGGAAAATCATTTACATAAACCTTTTCAACTTTATCTTTAATTAACTGCACCAAATCCTCTCGCCAAACAAACAGCCATTCACTAGCCTGCTTAAAAGCTATATAGTGTGCCTTACCAAAAGCCCACCCATTATAGCCATAAGGGTTTCTAATTTCAACCCATAAATAATCATCATTTGCAGGCTCGCCCCTTCTAAGGCTTTTTCTGTCTTTGATATCTACTGTTATGTTGGTTTGGATTATTTGTGTAGTAAATGCAGCTTTGCCATCTATATGGCTGTATTTGTTTTCGTTGAGTGTAGCAGGTGCAAAGCCTAAATCCTTTAAATCTTGTTGTTCTATTGGGCTGTACTTTTTAATTAATTCCTCTGATAATTTTCTGTTATACTCATTCATGTAACGAATATAAGGAAAATAAAGTTATTAACAAAAAGTTTATAAGCCCTGATTAAAAATATCGTTTAAATCATTTATCCATCTTTTGATTTCTCGTGGGTTGCAGGTGCAGGGTTTATATAGTGTATGCTTTTTATAGAATGAGTGCAAGTCGCAAACCAAGTCAAATTCTCTACCTGAGATTGTTGACTTTGAACTATTCCTGAATCTTTTCCATTTTTCATAATCTGATTTATTAAATTTTACCATCTTTTTATTTTAATATTATTTAAGGCTTTTTTTCTATCTTCACAATCGCATTTTTCATATCCCATTTTATTAGCAATCCAATTTGCTATTTTTTTCCCCTGCCCTAATGTTATTATTGTTATTATTTTTTCTGTTAAGTTTCCTAGTTTCATAAAAATTTAATTAATTTATTTTTGACTTTTGTGTAGGTGTTGTATAGTGAATAGTATGCAATATGAGTTTTGCGAGATAATGCTGCAATGCTTTCGCCCCCATTAATTATTTCAAAAACTTTTTTGTCATACCAATACATCTTGTCTAATTCTTTTTTTATTATATCGTATTTTTCTATATAATCAATATTTATATTATTGTTTTTTTTATTTAACAAACTTTCATTTACATGGTCAATATCAATTTTTTTTACATTATAATTTTTTCTTTTTAAATCAATATAAAGGCTGTTTAGTGTTCTGAATATATAAAAATAATTTATATCATTTTCATTATATCTAATATCTAATCCATCTTTCATTTTTAGTATAATTTTAATATACATTTCCTGCACCAAATCCTCTGCCATAGAACTATTGCAGCCAAAAGATTTAACAATAGTGACCCAAGTTTTGTGTTTTTTATATAATCTCTCAATATCTTTTTCCATTTCACTTTAAAGGGTCGTATAAATTTCCCACCACCTCAGGCAAACCAAAATCATTAACTTGAAAGCTAAATGTTTCAAAAGCATATCCCCTGCTCCTTTTGCACTTAACTGTTACCCACTCTTTATTTACTGTGTTTGCCTCAAGCTGTATTTGTGTTTCTGCCTTTTTTTCTAAAAAGCTTCCTAGATGACCAGTGGGCTTATCAGAACCAAAATTAGAATGAATTACTGTTATAATGTGGCAATTATAAATAGCTGACCATTCCATTAGTTTTTGAATACAAGCATTAGATTCCTCCAAGTTGTTTACATCCCCTACTAAATCAGCAATGCCATCTATAATTAATAATCCAGTATTTTTAATTTTATCTTTCAATAAATAATCTATAAATTCAATTCTTTCCTTAAATCCTATTTGCCTTAATGCAAAAGTATAATAGCATTGTGTACCATCTAAATCTGACATATCAATTGCTCGTTTAAATACCCTTTGAGCATGCCATTGCCCTTGCTCTGTATCTATGTGTACTAAACATTGATTTGCCCTGTGTCCTTTTATATCGCCCCCAAAATTATTTGAATCTGATAAGTACACACTACTAAGCAAAGATATAAAAAAAGTTTTCTTTGTCTTTGGTGGAGCTTGGATAAACGAGAAATTACCATAAGTGCCGATAGGCACAGGCAATATTAAATCTCCCTCATGTGTTTGTATTTTCTTAATTCCTAATGATATGGCAACTGGGGGATAATCCATTTTTAAAGATGTGTCAACTAAACACTCTTTTTCAATAAGCTGCATTTGCTCTATATATTCCTGTGGGGTTTTTTGTTTGTGCATTGTCTAAATATAAATAAAAAAGGTGGGATATACCCACCTTAATTAAAACTAATAAAAATTTAAATCTTAGAAAGGTAGGTCATCGTTGTCTTGATTGTTTGCAGCAATTTCTGCTTCTGTAATTGTAGCTTGTTTTTCTGCCAAGACAATATTTCCATCAGTCCAAACGACCTTACCATTTCCTAAATAATTTTTAGGCTTTTTGGCATCTCGTTCTTCCCTAGTTTGGGAATCAGTTATGGCTACATTATTTCCATATCGTGTTTCATCAGAAACTGATATAGTCATATTGTAATAAACTGCTCCTTCCTTTCCTTTGATAAACTTTTCTTTAGGGAGTTTGTCAACCCTGATACTCGCATTCATTAGTACACTCATAATTAATCTATTTTTAAATTTAACAACTTTTTTTCTATATAATCTGTCACCCTATATACCTTTTTAATATCCTGTATTGTTGCACCATTTGAAATGCCTTTAATGGCGTTCTTTAATTCAGGAGTATTATCTAGCAGTAGAGGTTTTATTTTGGTAATGGCTTTATTTCCATCATCATCTTCAGCCTGTAATGCTAGCAATGATTGTAAAGTGTATCGCCTAAAATAAGTGATAGCACTTCCTAATTTTTGTGGGTCAGGTAAGGCAGGTAAACTAATCGCACTTTCAATGTGACCTTCGCCATCAACATTGTAAATAACGCTTTTTACTTCATTATTTTCAATTGGCTGCAACAGCAGCAACCCATGTTTTTTCAGTAATGGGTGCAGTTGTTTTATCAGCGAATTAATATCAAAATATTTTGATTTGTAAAAGGGATTGGTTTCATCCTTACTAATAACTCCCAAATCTTGTTGCAAGTTATATAATTTTTTATATATATTTTTTTCCATATTTGGCTCGTATTTTAGTTTCTGTACTGTGTTCTATATATGATTCTAATAAATAGATGTGATGTAACAGAGCATCTATTCTGTCTAAATAATACTTAGATTGGTTATAATTGTGAAACATCTGTAACTATATTAAGTTCGTTCTCTAAACACTCCAAAGCTAATTGTCTTAAGTATAAATTATCTTGGTGTTCTTGCACTTGTTTTTTGTAATAATCAACTTGCCATTTAGCGTCCTTGATTAACCTTTTTAAGTCCTCTGCAGACCTTAAGGATTTTCCAGTAAATTCTATTGTGTTCATTTTGTAAATTTAACAGCCTAGTTAGTTCTAAGCCTAAACAAATATAAACAAAAAATTTAATAAAAAAAAATAGGGCAAAAAAAAGAGCCGATATAATCAACCCTTTTCCTTCAAGACAAAACAAACAGAACTTGACAAAGATAAGAATTATTTTAGATTATCAAATAATTGTTGATAATATTTAATCATGTCTAATAATTCAAAGGTTTGAAATTTAATTTGTTTTTGGGCTAATATATGCAGCTTTTCTGCTGTTTTCTTTCCAAATTTGGCATCTAGTGCCACACTAAATTTATATTGCTCTCCATACTTGAAAACATTGCAGCCTGCACATTGGATTTGGCAGTTAGTTTCATTCCACCTAGTTGAGTAGTGCCTACGAGATTGAAAGTGTCCACATTGTAAGTTTTTCCATTCATCTACTTTGCCACAAGTAAAGCAAGTTCCTTTGCCATGTACTGAATTTTTTTTTCTTATGTATTGGCTGAATATGGCATCTAGTCGTTTAACAACTGTGCTTCTTTTTATTTTTTTAGGCATTATTTCTTGTCTTGGTATAAAAGAAATTTACTGCCTAATTCATTATTTATTTTTTTAATAGCCTGATAAATATATTTGCTATTTTGCCAAACTTGTTTCTTTTCAGCTATTGTAGAATCTATTCCTAAGTTACAATATTGGTTAGCATCTACTGCTAACATTCTATCAATTTTTCCTCTTTTACTTATTGTTTTATAGTTTAATATTTTATCTATTAACTGTTTTGAATATATCATATATTATAAATTTAAAAAAAAAAAACAAAAAAAAACCCCCAAAAAAAAACAAAAAAAAATGTAATTAAAAATTTTACCTGAACCAACAGGGGTGTTTACCTGAAGTGTAGCAACTTGACTAGATTTGCGACTAGATTTTAAAGGTACATAAATTATTTTATCTTCCCTGCCCTTTGTATGGTTTTTTATATTGTTTACTTGTCTTAAGCCTACTCAAATTTTTACTGTGTGGGTGTGATTTCTTTTTTTTCTTTCTGTAATTACTTATTATTTTATATGCCATTATTTTCTAATAATCTTAGCTGTCTTTTCAATTCCCCTACTTGTAAAATAAAACCCTAAACTCATTATTACTATTTGCCCTAGTAAATCAACATACTGATTGGCTATATTAAATTCGCCTATATTGCCATCAGTTAAAGCAAATAAAGTGTATAACACTAAACTAAAAATAGTTAGCAATGGTCTTATGTTTTTACTTAACCATGAATCACTCTGCATGTCTGCATTATGCCTAGCTGTTATTTCTTTTTCTAAATCTAACTCAGCTTTAATAAAAATTTCTTCCATTTCTTTTTGAAACTGAGCCTTTTCATCTTTTGTCTGTACAAACTTATCAACTAGGTTTCCAAGTTTACTTGCTATTCCTGACCCTGCTCCACCAAATAATTTTGCTAATATTTTCATATCCTAATTTTAAAATGATTAATAATATTGTAATTGTAAAAATGTTTAAATGGCTTTCTCCACATAAACCAAAAAAGTGTTTTAGTATTTCCATAGTTTATTGATTTATTAAAATTCTATTAACTGCACTTTGTATTTCTTCTTTTGTTGCATGTATCTTAAAAGATATATCTGCTGTGTATTGCATTTTTACTTTGCCATCTTTTCCTAAAATTACAATTACAGGAACTGCTTTTATGCTTTGTCTTATTTCTTCAGGTTGGTCTTCTAAAAAAGCGTATTGTATTTTGGCATGTTTTAAGCCCCTTAAATTATAATCGTTTTTTGTATTCCATTTATAATTAAAATGAATTACTGTTAACCTGTCTTGAGCACTAGCTAAA